CTTGACCAAAGTTTTTCTGTAAATCTCTTCCTCTTAACAAATTGAATTTTTGTTCAGTCGCACCTAATTCTACATCTGCATGTAATTCTACTGAATCATACCCTTGTAAAATCGGATACATAAACTCAATCAATGAAACTGGTTTATTTTCAGATAATCTTTTTGAAAAATTTAATTGTTTCATATTTAGATACCTTTTGATTTCATTAGGCTTAACCTTGCATAGAGTATTCCCTGAGAATATACCAAAAGAGTAATCAACACTAGCGCCCATAGTGAATATGTCTTTTCCAATCTCTGTTTGTGAAATAGATGATGATATTGCACCAACATTTATGCCACCTGTTTGGGTTCTCTTAACAATCTTCTCATACTCACTATTTTCTGACACACTACTTTGTTTGACAAAGAGACTATCTGTTTGAGTATTAGAGTAGCTATCCCCTATCTTTCTATATAGTTGCTCCCCTTCAGTTTTTGCTAAATATTTATTGTCGCTCTCAGTCTTTCCATAAGCATCACTCTTTGCTAGATACCTATTGTCACTCTCAGTCTTTTTATAGGCATCTACCTCTTGAGAGCTCATAAAGTCCTTGATAGACATAGACCTAAGCAGACCCTCTCCAGTATCTCTTACAATAAATCTCCACCTATCAGTAGCCAAAGAGTTTTTTATGTCACTCACTTCAGCTTTAGTTGTAGCATTAAGATAGACATTAGTTGCATAGATATTGCCCTGAGCGTTTCTTTTTACAAGCTTGCCAGCTGTGTTGCCCTCAGCTGCATCACTCTCTCTTAGTACTCCTTGCAACAAGTTGTTAATCTTATTACTAGAATAGGTTTGAGCTATGCCAGCTTGGGTGTCATTAATAAGCCCTGATTTGTTAAGGCTCTCTAGGCTACTCTTTAGGGTCTCTAGGCTAGCCTTAAGAGCGTTTAGCTCAGTTTGCTTACCTCTAAAATCAGCTATAATGCCCCTTATGTCGGTTAGAGCTGTGCTAGCTTGGTTAAGGGCTTCATTGGCTTTTGTATCTATGCTAGCTTTAGTTGTGGCAATCTCTTGCTTTGTTCTTGTAGCCACATCCCCTATATCTAGTTTAGTAGCATTACCTAAGTTTGTTAAGTCCTGCTTAGCATTGTTATAGGTAAGCAAGATGTCTGTACTCTTTGCTGTAACATCTACTAGCACACTTCTAACGCTATCTAGGTTTGCTTTTACTTCAATAGCTTTATTATCGACGTCTCCTTTAAGCTCTTTAGCTTTTGCATAGTCAGTATTGAAACTATCTATCTTTGTCTTAGCTTGCTCTAGCTGGACTAAGGTGCTCTCTAGCTTTGCTTTGGTCTCTTCAGCCTTGCTCTTTGTCTCTGCACTAAGTACCTTTAGCTCTTCGCCTGTTTGCTCTATGCTTGCTTTATCAGAGTTAAACTTAACTAGCTTAGTATCAATCTCAGCACTCTTAGCTGTTGCACTCTCTCCTAGCTTAGTTACAGCGTCCTTTTCATCTTTAAAATACTTTGTAGCCCAAGACTTGTTAATGGCATCCTTATCATCCATAGGGTCAGCCACATAGGTAAGCCTTGAGCTTCTTGTATCAACTACTTTACTTCCATCAGGCAAAGGAGAGATTTTAAGAAACCTCTCTTCTGCATCTGCTATCTTTTGTGTAGTCTTATTTTTCCTAAAGACTTCATCAATCATTGCCTCTCCTTAACATCCATAGTGGTTGTTGTGTGTTAGCTTCATTTGCAAGTGCAGGGTCAAATCTTGTCTGCATATCTTTTTCTAGTCTCTCTTTAACTTTGTCTAGTTTCTCTTCTTCTCTAGTTATATAAATCTGTTTAGCACTAGAGTAAAAAGTTGTGATAATGTCTTGCAAGAAAGCAGCCTTGTCACTATCAAGAGCTAAAGCTTGGTAGCTAGGGTTATTCATAACCTCTATAAGCTTCTCTTTAAGTCCTAGCTCTTTTACTATGCCTCTTATAATGGTTTTATCAGCTGCCTCTATTGGTAGCTTTACACCATTAAACTCCATAGTATTTCCCTTTAGTGGGTCAGTACCAACGCCTAAGCTTGCTAGCTCATACTCAATAGAGCTTCTATCAAAGGTAGCTGTATTTGTAACACCTAAAAACATACGTTCAGCCTTAGGGCTAGGCTCTCCAAAGAGGTTAAGGGCTTTTGGCATCTCTCCAAAAGGCAGACTAGCTGTTATATAGTCACGAAACTTTTGTTTCTCTGTCTTACTTTCATCTAACCAATACTCTCTTATCCTTCTATTTAAAGCACTATAAGGCACACGAGCACCTAATAGGTTATAAGACCACTTAACTACCTTTTGCCCCTTCTCTTCGTTAGGGTCTGAAAACAACTCTATGAAGTCCTTAGCACCTTTCATATAAGACTTGTTTGTTGCAGTCTTAATAAATGCACCTGTTAGAGCAGCTAAGAAGCTCTCATCTTGCTCTGGGTCACTCTCGACCTTATCCCAAGCACTAAGCACATTAGATACTAGAGCTATGTTTGATGAAAGTGGGTCAAGACCTTCAAAGCTATAAGCCTTGTCTCCTACTATGATGCTGTTTTCAGGTATGCTTGCTAGACCTAAAGCCTTGCTTTGCTTTGTATCTGTTGCTGATAGGATGATGCCGTTTCTATATAGCTCCCATATAGCCCCTATAATCATAGAGCTTACAACTACTTGAGATATAGCCATAGCCTTTCTAGTGCCTCCAGCTGCAAAGTCTCCTAGCCACTCTCTACTAAAGAAGGTAAATGGAGGTATGCGTCTTAACATCTCTTTTGTAATGTTTGCTGGAGTTGTCCTAAAAGGCACTACTAATCTAGCAACTGTTTTCATAACTATATTGGGGCTATTTGACATATCTTGTAGCCATCTTAAAGGTTGGTTAATCCCTAATGAGCCATTAGCTAATGCGTGATACACAGGCTGTGTGAGTTTGTCAAAAGGATTTGATACAGATGTAGGAGTAGTAAATGTAGCCCTTCTTGCCATATCTATTGCTCTTTGGTACTGCTTAGTAGTAGGGTTATTTACAAAGTTGCTGATAAACTCAGCCTGCTCCATCTTAGAGCCAAACTTAAGCCCTTGTTCGTTCATAGTCTCAGCAGCTTGTCTATATAGCTCCCCTTTATAAGATATGTTTTTAAAGACCTCATCAACCCCTGTAAGAGCCCTAAAGATAAAGTTATAGGTTAGGTCTGAAACATAGTCTTTTACGTCACTTGCTACTCTTTGTTCTTTTGGTATGAGCCTACCCTCTTCATCAAACATCTTGCCAAAGACACCTCTAACATTAGCTGTGAGTGCTTCGTTCCATTTCTCTCCCACATCTAGTATAGGCTTATTTGTCAAGAAGGCTTTTATGGCATTTCCGTTCTTACCATCTTTAGAATACTTAGCAAGCTTTAGGCTATCTTTAGCTCCTGCTACAAAGCCAGCCCACTTGTAGTAGTATTCTTTAAAGTGCTTAAGGTCTTTGTCTGCAATAGACCTACCTGCTAGAGCTGTAAGGTGCTCTATCTCTCTTAAGCCTATCATTGTAAGGTTGCCTAGCACGTTCTTTATGTGTGTCTGAGGGCTTGAGAGCATAGCTCCTTGACCCATACCCATAACTACATCATACCAAGAGCCTCCACGAGATGCCCTTCTAGTAACAGCAGCCCCCTCTTTAACACTCATCTCATATCTTTCAGCAAAGAGGTCAAGCTCTTTGTTTATCTGAGCTAAGCCCCCTAAGCTATCTACGTTTGCTTGTAGCTCCTCTGTTGGTAAGTCTTTTAGTCTTATAGGTTTATTTAATAGCTTATGAGCGTTCAAGCCTCTACCTATCTCAGAGCTTATGCCTTTAAACATATCTTGCATACGTCCGTGCTGAAGCATCTTAGTGTATAACTCAGTAGCCTCTGCAATATCTGAAGCTCCTCTTTCTTTGTAGCTTTTGATACCCTCAAATAAATCCTTACCAAAGTCATTTAGAGTTCTGCCAATGGCTACAACCTTAGCGTTGATGTTTTGCACGCCCTTATAAGCGTTCTTAACAAAGTCCATATCAACATCATAGGTGTTAGAGATTTCTTCAACTTCTTTATGGGTTACCTTAGCTTTGTTTAGGTTAGCCTCTAGCTCATCAACGTGGCTTACTACGTCCTCTTTTGTTACAAGCTTATCTGCTACACTCTTAGGCTGTTCTACTTCTACCTTAATGGGCTCAGCCTCTTTACCCATAAGCTTAGCTTCTCTTTTAGTATCTATGGCTTCTTGTAGGCTCTTAGCCTCTTCTTCACTCTTTGGAGTAACTTTAGGGGTCTCTTTAGGTGCTTTTAGACCTGTACTATCAATAGCTTTTTCTATCTCTTTTTCATAGATAGCCCCTGAGCCATTAGCTTTTAAGGTAGCTGATTTCTTAATACCACCTATAACTTTAAAGATACTCTCTGCAAATGCACCAAGCCCTAAGTTCTCTATGGTCTGCTTAGTTCTAAGTAGCACTGCACTATCTCCCTCTTTAGCTCTTAGAGCCTCAGCTATGGCGTTATCAAGAGGGGTATCTTTTACTAGGTCACTAACCTTAGTATCCTTACCATCAAAGGCTGTAAAATCAACTACTGCTCCCCTAGCCATACCAAGTAGTGCTGGGTTTTTAATAGTATTTACAAAAGCTCCTGCTTTAGCCACACCTGTATAAGGGATTAAGAATTGAGAGAGAGTTCTCATAGCCTCTCCAAAGCTATCTTTATCCTTTGGGAGTATCTTAGAGAAGTCTATGATGTCCTTTTCGTTTGGGTCATCAGGGTAAAGAGACTTTTGGTGCTCTATCATATCCCCTAAGTTCTTACCACTCCACACATCATCAGCCCAAATCTTAGCCCTATCAGGTAGTCTTGAAAGACCCTTTATGCTATCTACTGCTAGGTCTTTAGTGTTCTCGATAGCATCTAATGCTCCACCCATAGCGTTATAGCCAACCTCAGATAGATAGTATCTAAACTTATTTGAGTGATACTCTTCATATCTAGTAGCATCTAGCTCAGTCATACGTCCTGAGTTGTAAAGAGTGTTGGCATCTTCAGGGCTAAGCTCAAGCAGTCCTTTGTTTCTAAAGTTATACCCAGCCCTTGCCATATAAGCTCCCTCTTTATCTAGCAGACCCTTTTTATAAAGCACATAAGCATCATCAGGCGAGCTTATGCTAAAGGGGTCTGCTACTTTACCTTGTTCGTTTAAGGGATAATCAGGGGTGGGAGTATTTTCAATAGAGATGCCTAGCTTCTTTCTTATCTGCATAGGGCTAGGCATAGAAGCTTCTTTAGTTAGCCCTCCCACATCATCTAGTGAAGAAGCTTTCGTCGAGGTCATCTCCTGAGCCTCTTTGGTCGGTAGATTTAGTGTTGTCAAATCTGCCACTTCTGATAGATTGTGTTTTACCTCCATTTGCTTTATCCTTTTTAGTTGTCTCTCTTCCTATATATTCAGGTCTTATAAGTCCAGTATCATCATCTATAACCCTATCAGTTAAATCATCTAAGAAGTCATTTATCTCAGGTATGCTTACCTTTCTGCCTTCTTGCTGAGCCTTATAGATAAACTTAGTAACCTCTCTATCTACTAGCTGAAGAGCCTTTGTAGCATCCCCTCTCATATTTTGATTAAGCTTATCTAATGTAGTTTTACCTATGCGGTCATTTAAGGCTTCTTTACCTGATGTAAGGGCTTTCCACTCAGCTGTATTGTTACCTAAGCCTATACTCTTTAAGCTAGTCTCTGTATCGCCTATGCTCTTTACTAAGCTTGTGTAGTCAGTTTTTGTAAGATATGCTTTGTTAGCCTCAACATCATCAAAGCTTAGATTACCTGTTTGGTTTTTCCTTAGTAACCTTGTATAAGCCTCAGTATTTGTTGTCTCTGCAAAGCCAGCGTTTTGACTAAGGCTAACACCAAACTTCATAAGCCTTGCTCCATCCTCGCCATTTATTGCTCCGCTTTGGACTGCCTGAGCTACCATATAAGGGAGGGATTTAGCGTATTTGACTTTACTTGCCTCATCTAATGTGTCATAAGTATAAGCCTGCATCCACATATTAGCTGCATTCTTTTCTTGAGCTTTCTTAAGTAAAGCCTCTTGCTCTTTTCTATACTCCTCTTTAGCCTTTATACTTTGAGCTTCTAGGTTATCCATCATATCCTTGTAAGGCATAGAGATGGCTCCAGTCTTTGGGTTACTACCAACTACTGTGTCATATAGCAGATTGCCATCAGCACCCCTAAGCCCTCTTAGGCTATAAAGGATTGCATCAGCTTTCTTGAAGTTACCTTCATTTACAGAGGCTAACATCTTGTCTCCTGCTCTACTAACTACAAAGGTAGCTAACTCATTAGGGCTAAGCCAAGAGCCCCCTTCGCTCTCTCTTGTTTGAGCTGAGATTGAGTTCATAGTCTCTTGAAAAGACATAGGGTTTAGCTCTCCCTTATCAAACATACTATCAACGTAGTAATTAACAAGAGTGCTAGTAGAGTTTAAAAGCTTTGTCTTTCTGTCCTCTATGTATGCTTTGTTATAGGCTTCTTCTCCCTCTAGGAGTGCCTGTTTAGCCATAAGGATACCACTCTCACTCATAGCTCCATTACGCTCATTAGAGTTCATATACTCTTCATTAAAGACGTTTTGATAGGTTTCTTTATATAAAGCATCTGTCCTTGCTCTAGGGTTTGGGTCATCTAAGAAGTAGTTGTTTTGCTTTAGCTGTTCTAAGAATTGGGTCTTTAAATCAATAGCTCTAGCTTCATCTTCAGTAGCCCTGTAACCTCTCTTGTAAGCCTCTTCAGAGTGCAAGAAGCCACCAACCCTAGAGCTATCCATCTCAAGCCTTTCGTTAGCGTCTTGCATACCCCTTAAGGTATCCTCTTTAACGTTCTCTTGATATTTAGCACCTGCTATTCTCACAGTGTTACCTGCAAGCTCTCTTAGTAGTCCGCCTATCCTAGCATTTTGTCTAGCACTCTGTACGTCAGAGTTAAGGCTTAAATCAGTAGGCACATACATATTTATAGGCTGAGCTACAACGTTTGGTGCTGATGAGTTACGAGATAGCACAGGAGTTTCAACCCTCCTTACAGCTATCCTAGAGTTTTCTATTCTCATTTATTACCCCCAGTTTGATTTGAAGTTAGTAGCATAAGGGCTTCTTTTAATCATAAGGTTCTTTTGCTGAGTGGTGGTAGTACCTGCCTTTGTAGCATTGGATGTCTCCATAGGGGTTGTACCGCCTGTTTGATTTGTTTGAGTACTTTGGTTCATCATCCCTGATTGGTTCATAGCTCCATATACTGTGCTATACATCTGCAAGCCTCCCACAGCTCCTGCTAGGGCTGCTTCTAGGTGGCTAGCTCCGTGTTTCTTGTATTGAGACTGAAGGCTCTTAACACCACTTGTATATTGGCTAGATAGTCTCTCATACTCTCTAGCATTCTGAGCGTGTTCGTTCTCTTCATTTTGATTTATCACACTTAGGTCTTGGTTCTCATTAAACCTTGAGGCATTAAAGATTGCATCTATGGAGTTGCCTACTAAGCCTCCACTCTCAACCCTTAGTCTTGACCTCTCTCTTAAAGCCTCAGCCTGTCTCTTTTGCCGTTCGACTGCTGCCTTATCTGATATTTGTTGGTTCTGCTCTTGTAAGGCTACTTGTTGAGCCATCATATTACTTTCTTGTTGCTTTACCTCTGCATCTATCGCCTTGTTCTGAGCTTTGTTTTGCTCTACTGTTTGATAGGCGGTAGCTGCTGCTGAGATAGCTGCCATTGCTATTGGTATAGCTATCATATAACACATATTAAAAATCTCCTTTATCTAAATGAAACTTAACAAAGAGTGTCTCTTTATCCTTAAAGGTTACATACTCTTTATCAAAGCTAAAGCCTAAACTCTTAAGCCACTTTATAGAGGGCTTGTTCTTTAGGCTCACATAGTTATAAACTCTTGTTAGACCAAGTTTAAAGAAGCAGTAAGCTAAGCCATCATAACAAAATGAGTTAGAGCTAAAGAGATGCTTATTAAATAACTCATCACTGCATAGCACCCACACTATGCCTACCTTTTCATCCTTAGGGTCTTTAGCAACTCCACCTGCACCTATACACTTCTCATTCTCATCTAGGAGTAGCCAAGCAACTATTGAGCTATCTAGGCTATCCTTTAGGGCTTGCTTAGGGCTAATATCACTTTGTGCCTTAAGCTCATCTCTCTCACGCTTGCAAATCTTAAGCTCCTTTACTACATCCCAATAGCAAGGCTTATATGTAAGTGTTCTTATCATAGTGGCTTATCTATTAGTGAGGTTAGGATTTCAAAGGAGACTGATTGAATGTATATAGGCTTAATGCCAGCACTCTCAATGCAAAGCTTGTTATCCTTAGCTTCTCCACGAAGTATAAAGGTTTTCTTATAGATACTAGGACGTGCTGTGCTTGTTAGGTTATCCCAAAAGTACCTTAGCTTCTCTTTATCAAATGAGTAATCTCTAATACTTACATAGACATTAGCAGCCTTAGCTAGATATATGGTAGCCCTTCTAAGCAGTGTTCTACCATCTATTGAGCCTACTACGTCATTAGTAAATTTAAGAAAGATTGGCGAGAAGTGATACTTAAATGAGTACTTATAGCCATAGTGTAAGCCACCTGCAATAGCATTTTGTAAGTCATTTTGAGTAATGCTAGAGGTTATCTCAGAGCCATCATAGTACTTTCTCATAATGACATTAGGGGTAGCTAGGATTTCTCTAGCATCCTCTTTCATAGCACTAAAAGGCTTATCAAAATCTACACACTCATAGTCTGAGCCAACTAAGCCTAAGTCTATCTTACCTAATACTCCATCTCCAAAGGCAATATAGAGCTTATTATCAAAGCAGAATATCCCTGCTACACTCTTAGCAAACGTCCATACACTCCAAGAGCTTTGGGTTTTCTTATCTCCACTCCAAGCATACTTATAGACATAAAGCTTGCTTGAGTAGTCACTTACGAATAAGATGTCTTCATTAGGCATACCTGTTACAAGGTAGTTGCTACTTGATTTAAGAAGGTCAGGCACGTGGTCTGTGACACTAGGAGCGTCATTAATCATACCATCGTTTTGTATGAAGTACTCTCTTAGGCTTACACCATTACCTCTTGGAGAGATAAAGTATGTCATCTGCCCTAAGCTTACAGGTCTTACAGAGCCATCAAATGGATAGGATAGTATTGGCGCTACGTTTATAGTCTTTGATGAAAGGGGGTCATTACCACTATTAAGGATAAACTGCTGGTCGTCTCCAAATATCATAAGGTTATCTCTACTTGCCTTTGCATAATAAAGCATTGTTACAGAAGTTGAAGGCACATCTACATCTATTGGAGCGTCATCAAGAGCGTCTGTAACAGTACCTGCAAAGAAGTTAAAGAAGTCTCCAACCTTCGTAAGGCTAACCGATTGTCCGCTTAGTATGCCAAGCCTATTAGAGAATAAGAATATGTCATTGATGGTATTATCTACAAAGCTTGGGTTTGGGTTAGAGTTCTCATCTCCCACAGCCCTATCAGCCCAAAGACAATACTCAAGTGCAAAGTAAAGACCAAGAGGATTGTTATCACTTCTATACCTAGCTATGTCTTGTTTTCTTATTAGCTGAAGAGGCATAGTAGAGTTATCAAACTTATGGTAGCCATTAGGCTCTCTATACTCTTTCCATACACCAGTTGAAGCTATCTTCTTACCTTCTTTTAGATAGCTCTTTTCATATCTTACCCAATACGTACCCTCATCACTATCTGTCTTACCTACTATCTGAAGCACGAAGCCATCAGGAGCTTTTGGAGGCAAGGCATTAAATGCTTGCGCTCTACCTTTAAAGGCTTTTAGGGCAGCATCTCCCCAGCTATCTCCAACCTCTATGGTAAAGTCTCCTTTATCCTTAGCCCAAACCTCTATAACAGCTCCATTTAATGACGTCTCAAATATCCCTCCAGCCCCTGCATTTATCTGACTAGCAAGGTTAGCTGCTATTGTCTCTGTTCTATAAGTGCTACCTTGATTAGTATTACCTGATTGATACGAGGCATTGACTGTGGTGCCTCTTTTAGTAAGGACAACTCTGTAATTCTGCTCTGCCACACCTTTACTTACATAGATGATAGCTCTTTTGTCATACTCTGAAAGATTGGTTGTGTTGCCTCCTGATACAGACTGCTCCATCCACCCATCTACTTCTAGTGTAAAAGCCGTACCATCCACCTTTCTAAAGTAAAAGGTAGGTCTGCCGTTTTCAAAAGGGATACTCGGCTGAGTAGCGGAGAAGCCTGTACGAGCATTGATTTGGTCTCTAAGCTCTTGTGCTATGTCATCAAGTGTCTCTGCCTCTCCAGTATCTCTCTTTTTACCATCTACGTGCGTATAGGTTGCTAGAGTAACGCCATCTACCTTTATATAGTACGTATGGGTCATATCTAGCCTAGCATTAATGGATAGCTTTACCATAGCTGACATATCAGAGTTTGAAGTAAAACTATCTACAACCTGCTTCATCCTTACAACTCTGCGTTTATTAACAATAAAGGTATAATCCCCGATGGTTGTCATAGCTATATCATTTTGTGGAGACTTTGTTGTTATGTAGTTTTGATGTTGCGTTACACCCTCTACTGGATACTCAAACCCCTTTAGGTTCATAACCTTTAGGTCTCCCTTAGCATCTAGCTTTATAATATATCGCTCATCTTCGTCTCTGTTTATCGTATGCCAAAAGGGCTTAGCATAGCCTAGACCTGAGCTAATGATACTCACAGGGGGTCTTTGGCACAGTCCATAAACTAATGAGCTTATGGCATTTTCTTGGTAGTTGCCTTGTGTCTCAAGCCTTAGCGTAGGGGCTTGTTGGCTCATACCATTAAAAAGTCCTGCATAGTGTTTAGTTATTAGTGTTTGCATTTGTTACCTTTAGTCTGTATTTAGGTCTTACGCTAGATGTGACAGCTTCAGGATTGTTCTCCTTATCAAGTATCCTAGAGACACTCTTGGAGTTCATAAAGGATAGTGGAGCTAAGCTTTGACCTGCTAGGGCTTTAGCTCTTATAATCATCATCTCATCTAGTACGTACTTTCTAGGGCTGATAATAGCTGTTGGCTGATGTAAGAAGCTTGCTTTATATCTTGCATAGCTAAATACTGCCTCAGGTATCTCACTATCTTCTACACCCTCTTCGATGCCTAGCTCAATCTTAACCTCTCTTAAGGCTCTGTTGTAGAGTGCTTTAGGAGCTATTAGGTTTGTTATAAGGCTTGCTTCTGCGTTATCCATATCTTCAGTTGTGATAGGTCTTTGCCCCTCAGTAGGGATAAGGATACTTTGTAATCTAAACATAGTCTTGTTAAGGATGTAGTCGTTTATGACAGAGTTAAACTCACTTTGTGTATAGCCATAGGTAGCTATAAACTCATCTGTAACTTTTGCATAAAGCTCAGGTGGATACAATCTATTTGCTATTATTGCTAAGCGTAAATCAAGCTCATTTTGGTTCTTTTCAGCATCTGATATAACATAATCATCAGGGCTTAGGATTGACTTTTGAAAGTTATAACTAGCTATAACCCTTAGGGTTTGTGTTATATTACTAGAGTTACTTAGGTCTGTTGGGATTACATTACTAAAGCCATAGATTGCAAAGAGTTCTTTAGCTGTGGCTTCTAGCACCTCCAAAGGTACTTCTCTTCTTGTTATGAGCCTTTTCTTAAAGTCTTGATAGCTTTGCTCTACACTCTCAATGCTTAGTGGGTATTCATCAACCTTAGCAAAGAGTATAGCTTCAAGCTTGATGAGTGCTAGGTTTTGCTTTAAGCTCTTAGGCACAAGGCTACTAAAGCTGTAAAGCTCGCTTAGCTCTGTATCAACTTCTGCTTGGATGTTCTTAGGTATTAGCTTCTTTCTTATGATAGCTCTTTTGTTATATGCTTCATCCTCTGCGGTAAATTCGTGTAAGACTTCACTTGATACTACGTTTGTTTGAAACTTACGACCTGCAACTGCTACAACTAAGTTATAGACCTCTATTGGCATACTATTGAGTGTGTTTATACCATTATAAGCAAAGTCATCATTCGTATAAGGTAACTCATCTATTGCATTTTGAAGCATACGTTTAGCCATTAAGGCACTAGGGTCATTCATATCCTCTAGCATCTCTTGACCTACGCTTAACAATATTGTATTTACTGCGTCCTTTATTCTATCGTTTGGCATTATTTCTCCTTATTTTATTTTTGACAAAAAGGGGAGCATAACGCCCCCCTATGTTATGCGAATGAGCCTGTTGGGAGCTTGCCTGCTCCTACTCTATTCTTATCGTGGATTACTTGAGCCCAGTTAGCTGGCAAGGCTGCTTTACGGATTTCAACAGCACACTCAGGTCTTAATACACCCATACCACAAGCAAGGCTTGCTCTAGTCCAAGTACCCATTCTGCCATCATCATCCCAAATCTTAGTAGTGATATCTCCACCTTTTAGCACACCGACTGCTTCATTAGTACCTACAAAGGCAATAGTACCCTCGCAGTTAATTCCGTGATATTCATCATAGAATTCTTTATTTGCTGGTTTTGTTGCATCAACGTTTGGTAGGTAGTTATGATAAGTTAGTGGGATGCCACCAATCTTAAACACAGTACCTTCTGCATAATCGCCTACGTTGCCATAGTCTTTGTTTAGTAAGGCTCTATTTTCGATAATCTCAAAGTATGTATCAGGGCTTGTAACAGCAAAGATTTCGCCTGTAACGTTCTTTTTAATTAGCTCTTTCTTAGCTGCTATCAAAGCTTTAGCAAATGCATTAACTCTTGTAGCAAGGTCAGCATTAGCTAGGTTTGTATCAACTATTACAGAGCCTCCGTCATACTCATCCATAACGTTCTTCAAGCGAGCTGCTGTGATAAACTTCATCTGAATGTTGCGGTCATACTTTTGAGCTAGGACTTCTCCCATCTTCTTTGTATATTCTTTACGTGCATCGTAATGCAACATACTTTCATTGAAATCATCAGTAAAGAATGAGCTTACAAGAGGTCTATCAAGAGTAAGCTCTGATTTATCGTGAGCTACCTCTGAGCCTTTGATGTGCTCTCCTGCGTTATGGTAGTAAGCACCTATGCCACCAATGTGCTCGAAGCGTAATGACTTAGCACCATTTATCTCTTTTCTTTGGTACTTACCCTCCATAGCTACATTTTTCTCAAAGCTAGATAGGATTTCTCCAGTTACCTTTTCTACTAGAAGCTCTCTATCGTTAGCCTCTAAGCCACTAAATGAGCCATTCTTGCTACCACTATTTAAAGCTGTTGCTTTATCCATCTATGTTCTCCTTGTTGTTATTGTTGTTTGAAGCCACCAAGCCTTAAAGTGTTGGCTAGCTTTTCATCTACTTCTGCTCTGTATTGAGGGCTTTTGTTATACCTCTCATCAGAGATTGCATTGGCGTAGTCTCTACGTGTTAGAAATGTATCGTTTCTAAGACCTCCGCTACTTGTCTCTCCCATAGTTAGCTTAGGCTTGCTTGTGCTATTTAGGCTCTTTCTTGCATACAAGCCCTTAATGGCAGCATTCATTCTTCTTTGGTTGCCACTATTTATAGCCTCGTTATAGTCCTCTATCTCATCTTCTGTGAGGTTCTCGCTAGCCCAAGCTATCATATCTGTATAGCCCTGCTTACCACCAACTAAGTTATAAGCTTGATTGGCTGCTTGTTCTGTTACGTAAGCTGAGGCTACCTTTAGGTTTTCTATATAGTTATCCACTAGGTTCTTAGGGAAACTCCTATAAAGCTCCTTACGTGATGCCTCTCCAATATCGCCTGTATATCTTAGTTCGTTCTCGTACTTTGAGTAGTCGAAGTCTTCGCTAGGGTCATAAGCCTGTTTAGGAGTATCTTGTGGTTTATCTGTTGTGATTTTAAGACCAGCATCTTGTCCGTTGTCAATGGTCTTAGCACCAGCTGTTTGAGAAGGTATCTCTGTTTTGCTTGGCTCAGTGCTAGTCTCAACGTTAGTATCCACCTCGTTACCAATAATGTTATCACTCATTACTCCTCCTTAAAACCTAATGATTACCTGAGTATCATCAGTGTTCTCCACTGGGTTCGCCTTGCCTACCTTAAACTCTTCACTCTCACTAAAGCCTTTAGCTTCTACTGCTAGGCTGTCAGTGTTAGACTTAGGTGTCTCTTTGGTATTCTCAGCTTGCTCTAAGTTCTCATTGTTCTCTTGTTCGTTCTTGCTAGTATTCTTAGCCATTTATATCTCCTTGTTGCATTTGTGTCATTTGTTGCATTACACTTGGGTCTGTCATAGCTTTGCTAATGCCACTCACTAGGTTTGGAGTAGCCTTACTCATAAGCTCTTGTTGCTGAGCTTGTTGTTGTTGCTGTGCTATGGTGTCAGCATCCAAGAGTATGTCTGTATCTTTTATGCCAAGCGATGTAGCTAGGCTCTTTAGTACGTACTCATAGTTAAGCATAGAAGCTGCTTGTGGTGCTAGAGTGCTAGCTGTTTGCATAAAGGTTATAATCTTGTTATAGTCTTGTCCTCTGCCTAAGCCCTCTAAGCCTGTTGTAATAAGTGGTTCTATGTTCTCACTACCTTCAGGGAATGCTCCACTCTCTCTTAGCTTTTGTATCTTTAGCTTTATGTAAGGGAGTTGAAACTCCTGAGATAACACACTATACGTACCACCTAAGCTCTCTTCAAGCTCACTTGCCATTGTCCTTATCTCTTCAGCTGTTACTCTTTCAGCCTGCCTTTGTATGCTAGAGTTCATCATAAAGTGAAATGCTAGGTCTTGCTTAAGGTCATTAACGCTCTCTCTTATAGTTGCAATGTCTGCATTTTTATTAACCTGAAGCACACTAACATCTTCTGCGTTACCCTCAAGCACCTCTAGGTTCTCAGCATTAGCAATATCTACGCTTCTAGTTGTGCCATTAGGGGCTACAAAGAAGAGCACCTTAGCACTTGCACTGCTAGCTTCTAGCCTTGCTTGAGATAAGCCCTCTAAGCTCCTTAAGTCTCCTATGACTTCATCTACATAACTTCTACCATAGTTCTCATTAGGCAGTGCAGACCACCTAAGAGCTAGATAAGGTAGCTCATCTTTCTCAAACTCTCCATCAGCTTCAGGTAAGCTAAAGCCACTCACTTCTTGAGCTGTTATCCATTTGTCTTTATCCTTATCAAGATAGACCCTTGTATAGAGTTCTACGTAGTTCTTAGAGTTCTCTAGCTGTTTTGTTTTAGCTAGTACTGCGTTTCTGATAGTTTCATCAGTAATAGCCATAGGGGCTATCTGCTCTTTTATCAGAAACTCTAGTAGATTGCCTAAAGGGTCTCTTTGACAAACGTATTGGTCTAGTCTATAAATCTTAAGGGATGCGCCTTTAACATCGCTTGGAAAGTATAAAAGGGCGTTACCTGTAATGATTAATAGCCTTAAGAATTGAAAGATTTGCACCCTCTCTCCACTAGCTTCAATGTGATTTACAAGCACACTCTCCATCTGTGATAGTGTAGCTTCTACATCTTCACTCTTAGAGCCCTCTTGGATTAAGCTAGGGTCAATAGTAAATCTAAAGAAGGGGCTATTAGGTGGTAATAGCGTTAGCATAAGCTTTGAAGCTAATGTATTAACACCTCTAGCTCCTTGTGATTGAAAGGGTTTATAAAGCTTTGTTTGCTCGTCACTACCATCAGGAGGTAGTAATGAAGGTATAGTTAGCTTAGCACACTCTCTTGCTCTCTCTAGGACACTACTGCGTTTATTTTCTAGCTGTTTGTATCTTGTAGCTAGAGATGTTACCTCTACCATTTAACCCCCTCTAGCTCATTACGTTTAAGCCTGTGGAGCTATCAGTTGTCTTTTGGATTGGTATGGTAAGCCTTGAGCTACCCTTACGTTTCTTTCTTTGGTTCTTTGTATCGTCACTATCCCCTACCTTTAGCTCAGCTGTCTCTGCTGGAGCAGCTGGTGGTGGTGCTGGTTGTGGGTCTGGTGCTTTACGTCCTCCGCCTCCGCACATATTATCTGTCCTCCTTTGTTGGTATGTTAAGCCCTGTTAAGGCATCTGTTGTCTTTTGTATAGTAAGTCCTGATAAGCCTCTGCGTCTTCTTCTGCCTTTGGCTGTATTCTCACTTACACCTATCTCTGCTGTTTGGAGATTAGCCTGAGAAGCCCTTGAGGCTGCCTCTGCATTCTTTTGCTGTTGTATTGCACGTCCAAATAGAGCTGTAAGAATACCCATTAGTTAATCTCTCCTTTGTTTAAGTTTCTCTAGTTCATCTATTAAAAAGTCTATAACACTTCTTTGCCCTAGCTTAAAGTAAAGTTCTTTCTTAGTTAGGTTAAAGTCAAGGCTCTTAGAGTTTCTTATGGATAATCTAGGATAAGCTTCATTTAAAGCTACTATTAATCTCTCGTGGTCTATGCTTATAGGTATAGCCATAACTCTCCTTTTAGATAATCTATATAACCCCCCTTACCCCCCTTTGGAGAATGTGTTTTTCTCCTATAAGTGGCGTGTGATTTCAAATGCCCTATTTTAGGGGGTTTCTAAAGGGTGGGTAAATGTGCGTTTCTAAGGTCAATATTAAGGGGTTCATAGCTCCAAAGAATAGGCTTACCACCTTTAAACTCATCAACTCTTAGCATCCTTGCTACTCTAGCTTGGACTATTGCGTCATCATTGGCATACATAAAGTAATTATCTATGTCGCCCTCACACTTGTCATAGTAAGGCTTCATATACCAAGATAGAATAGCCTCCCAAATATCTTTACAAGGTAGTGCTTTCTTTACTATCTTGTTACCTTCTAAGCTTATAGACCACTTTAGGTATTCATTTAGGATTTCTTCAGCCTTTTTCTTACCTATGCCTTTACAGCCACCATAGCCATCTGTGCTATCTCCAGTTAAGACTTGAGTATAAAAGACCCTTTGACCTTGAGCGTAGCTAAGCTCATACCTTAAGTCCTTACGCCAGTTGTAGTGTTCTCCTTCAACTTGGTTTAGGTCTTTGTCTATATGAGCTAAGATGTTATTTATTGGATCATTGCTAAGGTGTATAGAGCAAGCATCATCTGCTTCTATCTTAGTAGTTATCTTTGCACCATACTTGGTTACTGCATACTCTTTTAGCATTGGTAAGAGCTGTGGCTTTGGTAGGTCTTTTCTGTTGTGTTTATAGGTTGGTAAGATGTCATACCTAAAGTTGGTTTTACCTGTAAGATAAAGCTGTGTCTTAGAGCATTTGGTGTTATCCTTTAGTTTCTCTATGGCTTCATCTAAACTCTTTCTTGCTCCCTCCTCATCAAGAACTACTACTTGGTTATCCTCTGAGAAGTCAAAGGTGCTCTCATTAACGCTAGCAGCCTCATAGAGCAAGCTATCTGCGTCTATGATAAGTGTTTTATCATTTTTCTTTAATAATCTCCTCGCCAAAGATAAGCTCCTTTATGTCCTCTTTGCATTGCTCTTTGTCTCTGCCTTCTTCATAGGCACGTATAAGATACTCCATAGCCATATTTAAATCTACATTACCAACAGGGATTACCTTACTTAATAGCTCAAGCATTAAAAAGCCCTGATTAGTCATATCATTTATGTAGGCTACGTTAGCTCTATGCTCTATATAGTCATCTCCGTAAAATGTTGAGATTAATCTAGCTTGAAACACCCTTAGCCAAAAGACGTAAGAGCAATACTCATAAATCATCTCAGACATATTGTTAGCTCTGTAACTAGCCATAAAGTCTGAAGAAATGTCTGTAAGGGTCATAGTCACATCCCTAACGTTAAACTCAGTCCTGTCTCCACTTGTTAAAGCCCAGTCAAGTATCCTCTTTTGCTTGCTGCCATTTATCACTTTTCACTCTCCTTTATTTTTAGTAGTATTAGATAGCCTATAAGGTCAGTTATAGTATCTTCGTTGTAACTCTCATTACCTTTTGCTATACGGCTTAGCTTGTCATCTATACGCACTCTAAGACCCTCTAGCTCATCAGCCTTGCTAAATATTCGCACAGGCTCAAATGCAGAGTTGCCATAGCTCTCATTTTTCTTTATTAGAGTTGTGGCTATATCTCTAGCAAACTCTGTTACCTTGTCTCTAAAGTCCATTTAAACCTCCTTTATGTAGTAGCCCTTGTATCTTCTCTCTTTAGGTTTAAGGGCGTCATTAAGCTCTTTAGCTCTAGCAAGAGCAACTGCACGTGCTGTATATGTAGCTATTGTCTTAGCTTCATTCAAGCTCTTATCAAAGCTATAAACTTCGTAACTCTTTGTCATAGCTGTCCTTTACAACGTGAGGCTTAACAAAGAAAAAGGCTGTATCGTTCTCTTTGATAGCTCTTTCGTTTTGCTGATTTGCTTCAAACTCTGCTAGCTTCTCATCAAAGAAGCATTGATGAAAGCAGGTTCTGTCATCTTTGATTATTCTGACTTCATATATTTTTATCATCTTTTATAATTACCTCCACATCACAATCT